CCTGTGAGTGTTATTGGCCAGGACTGCTTTTCGGGATTGATACCCTCACCTGCAATCTGCTCGTAGCCGTCACCGAAAGATGCGGCACGAGCGAAGTAACTAAACTCACCCTCCATGCCTGCCTGAATCTGGGTTCGCCAAGTGAATGTTTGGATCGCCACATATCCTCCGGGCATAAAAAAACCCGCCGGAGCGGGTCAGGTTACTTGCAGGCTTCTTTGCCTAAATAATAAGCTATCGACTCGCTTACTATTGGTGCCATATTTGGATCAGGCTGCGAATTCTTCATTTCTTCCAAGGTATCACCAGAGCCGAGATACTTTACTTCGCTTAAATCACAGTCATAAATTCGCTGTGAAAACGAAACACCTGATGGACCTTCTCTTTTTGTCGTAATGGTTCGAAGTGATCCCTGAGAACCTTTTTCCAACAACGTATAAGTTGCATTCGAATCAGTAGGTACCTGAATTTGATTCGCCCCTGCCAGCGCTGAAAAAGAAAGCATGGTAAAGCTTAAAAGCAGTAATTTTCGCATATCCCTATCCCCTACTATTAGTAAGCCAAAAGAATATCAGGGTTCAGGAAATGACAGAACCCATCGAAACGGATTATCGTGATCTTGTAGCATTCCAGATCAATCCGCCTGGTTGAAGTTGCTTGGCAATACCTGACCGGACAGACTGATCAATGGTCTGTTTGTATGCCCGGGAAATCGCTTCGTCATTACCCGAAGTTTGCTGCTGTGAGTTCTGGTTCTGCACGACAACTGAGGTTTGAACCGTGATACCACCAGCGCCAGCGGAATGCAGTCCATACATAGGCGCATTACCAACATAACCGCCATCAGCGTAACCCTGAGCGCCGCGCATCATCGCGTAAAGATTGCCGACACCAATCGCGCTGGTCGCTTCTTTGGTAAAGACAAACTCGCCGCCATGCACGACACCTTTCGGCTGATATTTTCCACCATCGCCGGTATAGCCCCCGCTGTCGAATGCCGGGACCAGCCCACCCTGAGAAAAACCGAAAAAGGCCCCAACAGCCGTCCCTCCAAACGCTGATTTCATACTGTTGACCATAGCCAACTGGCCCAGCATTTGCGCAATGCCCTTAAGGAACGTTGTCAGGAAGTCGCTAAAGCTAGCTTTGCCTGTGGTGAAAAAGTCCGTGAGCGTTGAAGCCATCCCCGTAAATGCAGACTGGGAAATGTTTTGCATCTGACCATAAACATTGGTTGCGCTGTCTTCAAACTCGCTCCAGCCCTTTTTCGCGCCGGTCAGCCAGTCACCACGCATCTGGTCTTCTGCATCGTAATAGTCGGTCGCAGCCTTAATCTGTTTCAGGTAGCCCTCATCCGCCAGAGAACCACCTGAATTCTGCCAGCCGGCGGCAAGCTGACTTTTAGCCAGTTCCCGCTGCGCCTGTCGGTCGCTCATCCCGGCCCCGCCTGTTAATGCGGCCTGCTTCTCGGACATCTGCGTGGCGTACTTCTGTGCCGTATCCATCCGCTTGTTCAACTGCTCCTGGGCGGTGATCTGATCACCTAAAAGCGCTTTCTGCCTCGCCAGTTGCAGCACCTGGTCTTTGCTCGCCAGAAGGGATTGCTCCTGCTTCGTCAAAACGCGCGAGCGCGAAGCCTCCTCCAGTACCTGGAACCTTGCTTCAGTAGTCCATAAGCTTTTGCGCTGTTGGCTTATGGTTTCGTTCAGGTCACTGTGCTTTTGCAGGGCGTACAGCTGCGCCTGAAGCGCCAGCAATTCAGATTGAGCAGAATCCTCAGCTCGCAGACCGGACGAGACTGTTTCCCCTTTCGCTTTTGGCGTTTTGGGGTCTCTATAAAGCTTCTCGATCCCGGCTCGCGCCTTGGCAATGTCCTCAGCCGTCCAAAGTGTCGCCGTGCCGTTTTTGGCAGCCCTGGCATTATCTGCAATCGCTTTATTTAGTTCGTCCTGAGCCTGACGGCGCTTCTCCGTAGCTTCAGTCCCGGCATCAAGATAGCGATTCATGATCTGTTGGGCAGTTATCGCTTCTTCGTTAATCTTATTGCCTGTAGAGGCAACAACATTCAGGTCTTCCTGAAGAGTGATGGCCCCAAGCATGGGGTTAATCTGGGCTTTCAACGATGCAATGGCTGCCAACTGGGCTTTACGCCGATTATCGTAATCGCGGTCCTGCGAGCTGGTGTCGTAGTTGTAGCCGTAACCCATCCTCTGGCGTTCAGGTAATACCTTGCTTTCACGCTCCGCCAGTTCAGCTTGCATATTCGCCAGCATGTCTTGTGGTGCGTTCGGACGCCCGATGTTGAGCAACTCGTCCCACATCCCTTTGAAAGCATTGCGGGCAGAAAGAGCAGCTCTCTCAACCAGACCGAGATTAGCGAGGATCTGCTGGCTTCTGCGTTGTTCTGCCTGGCTGAAAGCATCAGCGGCTACTTGCCCTGCTGTCTCTTTATCGCCACGGCGTTCCAGCGAAGAAATGTATTCAAACTGCGCTGCTGTCAGGTAATGCAGTTGGTTGTTCAGCTCTTGTGATGCTTTGGTTGGCTCGGAGAACAGCTTCTGGAAGTTAGCGATGGTTTTATCCACCGCTTGTCCGGTGGCCTGCTCCATCGCAACTGCCGCGCGGCTCACTGTCTCAAGCTTGCTTGCATCAAACTTTCCAGAACCCACCACCTGAGCCAGAACAGAAGAAGCCGCGTATTGGTTGATCCCGCCACGAGATAGAGACTTTGCCAGTGCAGACAGCTGTGCGGCAGTTTTTCCCGCATAATTGCCGGTCAGTATCAGCTGTTTGTTATATTCGGATGCCTCTTGTGAACCTTTATACCAGGCAGCGACCAGCAGGCCAGCAACACCAATCATTCCCCCTAAAGCCAGCTTCGCCGGCGTTACTAGCGAAAGAATGGCTTTCAGCGCATTACCCACTCCGCCGAACGTATCGCGCAGTTGACCGCCCTGCTGGATCGCAACCATGTATATCGGCATACCAGATGCAAGTGAGGTAACGATGTCGGTCATTTGCATTGGCAGGTAACGCATCGCATTACGATACTGCCCCGCACTGATCGCGCCGTTCTTCCAGACGTTTTCTTGTTCCTTCAGTTTGGCGATCATCGGAGCGGCCTGCTGCGTCACTCCCAACTGTGCGGCTTTTAGCTCAAGGATTTCGGCGCGAGTTTTTCCGATTGCAGCTGTCTGATCCTCCAGTGAGGCGATGAATGTTTTCCCTGATGCGGCTGCCCGCTGCGCCGCCTGAGCCTGCTCGATGCGAGCCCGCCCTTCTGCCGTCTCGGCCTCCATGACCTGCGCCAGTTTCGCCCGGGTCGTCTCCAGCACGCTGTTGTAGCGAGTGAAATCTTCATCATCCACCAGACCTTTACCGCGAAACTTCTCCAGGCTTTCCTGAATTGAGTCCAGCTCATCCAACGCCTTATTCACCGGGCTGATTTTGTTCAGCAAGTTCTGCAATTCCTGGCGCTGTTGCTTCAGGCTCTCGCTATTTTTCTTTTGATTATCGACACCGGTGCGGAACGTACTGTTCAGGTCATCCGCTTTATCGGCGGCGGTTGCCGCAGTATCCTGAAAGCGTTCCAGCTCCCGATTGCCGCGCTCCAGTTCGCTGGTGTTGACGCGCAGCGAAATGGTGGCGATATCGTTACTCATTCCACCCTCTCTTTATGCATGATTTTCAGCGCTGCGCGCTCCATTACCCGGATATCTGAAAGCGCGGTTACTTCGTCGCTCACGTTATGCAAACGCATCACCCATGGCAGTACGTTGTAGTCCAGCCCGGACGCGCCGCCCATTCCCGTACGCCATTGAGTACTGACGGCCTGGAACACGACAAACGAAGGCCAAACGTCGGGCCATACATCCACGATCTCATCATCGTAATCGTCAGGACTCAGCCCGTAGGGAGCAAGGTCGGATGCCGTGGGTTCAGGCGTATAGAACGCCGAGGCAACCGCTATCAGTTTTTTTCGCGCTGGCCCAGCAGTTCGCGATAGTAAGTCTCCGGAATGGCTTTCATGGCTGCCGGGTAATTTTCCAGAAGCACAGCCAGGTTGTCGGCGTTGAACGCATCGGGTAGCGCCCAGCCCGCAATGATTTCCATCAGGAAATCCGTGGCTGATTTGCCTTCCAGCTTCTCCAGATCGGCCAGCTCTTTAAGCGGCTTGTGGTTGAAAGTGAAGGTCAGTACGCCGTCTTCATCACCGGCGCGCGGGATCGTGACGTTTGCTTTGAAAGTAGGTTTAGGCTGGAGAGTAAACTTCGTTGCCATCGATGCCTCTTAACGTAAAAAAGCCTCCGGACAGGAGGCATGTGGTTGGTTCCTGATCCCGGCTTACGCCGTGGCATTGGTCACTTTGTAGAACGTCATGGCCGGAGACTGTAGGTTCAGAACCACACTCACCGTCTCCACCTCATTGACCGCTGTGGTTGGCGTGTCGTCAAAGGATGCCGTGGCCGCCCAGTAACGGTTTTCTTTAGCCTTTGGAACGTACATATAAGCCGCGACCGTATCTTCATCCTCATCCAACTGGCGCAGCAGCGGGTAAACCGGAAGCGTGGAATCGTGGGCGATCGAGTAGGTCTGCGAAACAGCAGATTTGTAGGTGTTGAGGTTGCGCTGGCGATCGTCGCTCAGGAATTGGATTTGTGTGGTGTTCTGATCGCCGCCGGATTTCGAAACCTCTGTAATCTGCGGCAACTCGGTCCACTCGAGAACCTTGCGGACAGAACCAGTACCACCACCAGCAGCATATTTGTTCTTGTTAATAGTATTGATATTTCGCAGCGTGACCGCGCTTTCAGCAATAGCGTCGATTTTCGCAATGACGTTATCAATTCCGGACCAGCTGCAGTTCACATGGACAATATCACCTACATCCAGCTCCTCCGCGGAGCTGACGGTGATCACCACGTTTTCGGCGTTGGTCGCGCCGGTGAAAGCAATTGCCGGGCCATAGCCCGACGCCAGATAGACGTGAGCGCCGTTAGGCAGTGCAAAGCCCATAGTGGTTACTCCTTCGAAGAAAAGAAAACCGGCGCGTGGCCGGTCTGTTTTGAAAAGGTGAGAAGCAGAATTAGCTGACGATATCTGCCCGGTAGTTCAGGCTGACAGGAACGGTGTAAGAGACGTCCGTCGAAATGCCCCGGAAGATACCCGGCGCGCCACTGATCGAACTGATGAAACCATTACCTTCAACTTCCAGCCCTTCAGGGAAAAGCTCAGCCACCCGGCCCGCCAGCGCCACAGCAGCTGAGCGGCCAGTGCCAATGGGAGCCACAACGTTGATCTGATACACACCAGAATAAACTCGACAGCGCAGACCGAGATCAAGCGTGCGAGGTGTGGCGGGCATGTCGTGTACCGCGAGGTAAATCGCATCGGCAGGCGGTGTGAAGGGTACATTTTCCCAGGCAACTGCGATGCTCTCAGCATCGGCCCAGGCACCAAGCCTCACGGCCAAAGCCGCAGCAATATCTGGGATCACTTCACCACCTCCCTGATCGCTTCGTCAAAGAAACGCTGAAATTCTGCTGCCGTGATGCGCACCATCCCGCCCGGCGCCTGAGTGGAGTGCCCCATTTCAAGTGGATAGGCGTAAGGTACGTTGTTGCAGAAGTAGATTGAACTCATCCCCACTTTGAACAGTGAAAGCGTGTAGTTCCCTGCGGCTTTGGTGAGATCGCCTGTCTTATCAATCCGCCCGTTTTCCTCGGTCGTGGGTGCATCAAACGACACCTGCCAGTTGCCGCGAAACCGCCCACCTGTGTAGCCTGGCGGCACTTTGATATCCATCCTATCGACAACCCGCGCTTTTTTCTTCAGTCGCCCGGTTTTCGTGAGGTTGGCAGGATCTGTTCTTTGCGCCTCGTTGTGTTCATACACAGCGCGGTTATAGGATGCGGCCGTTTGATTGATTTCCCAAAGCTCAGGGTTTCCGACGGGAGACATCATGACCAGCTGATTGAGGATTCTTATTCCAACCGCGCGAACCACCGCATCCTGGTTGGCTTTTGCCTTATTGACGAACGCAGTGATATCCGCGATGAATGCAGCATTCTCGCTCATACTAGGCCCTCAATTGCGTTTTATAGCAGAGCACCACATCTGCCGGCTTCGAAGGATTCGGTTTCACCACCCGATGGGTGATACCGTCCACGTCGATCAGGTCTCCGGTTTTGATTTCCTGCTCTGCGGTAAACACGATACGAACATCCCCGCTTTCGATTACCGTTCCGTCGATCTCGCCTGGCTGATAATCCGTTTTTACGCCCGTGGTTGTGAAACGAATATCGTCAGACCTGTGCTCAATACCAGCAATCACCGTCACCGAGCCCTTTCGGATGACGTTATACGAAATGCCGTTCTGCCTGATCATGCGGGTGGCAGTGGCTTGCATGCGCTGATAATTGATTGCCATTACGTACGCTCCGCAAAGGAATTGATGGCATAGCCACGACCACCAGCCAGATCGCCAAGAATTGCCATGACTGCCGGGTAGGACGGTGTAAAAACCTCACCATCTGCGACCGCGTAGGTCATGGTGACTGCCCCTTCCACGCGCTCGGTCTTCACAGCCGCCTCGCGTGTACTTGCAAGCAGATCGCCGTCTATCGCCTCGACCGCCAGCATGCACTGTGCGGTGATAACCTCCTGAGGTAGTTCATCAGGTGGAAGATCGTGACCATCCAACACCACGTTCAGGCGCGGCCATGCAAGCGGTTGTCGGGGCTTCGCCTTTGAGCCTACCCACTCCAGACCTTCCAGATAGTCCATCGCCTTAATCAGTAACGGCGCGAGCTTTTCAGGCAGCTCAACTCCTCTCAGCGTGGCAAATGACGCCAGTTCATCTTCGCTGGCGTAACTGTTAACGTCAGCGGCGGTGATATCAGTATGAATCATCTGAGCATCCGTTGAATGGGGCGTAAGCCCCATCGGTTAGCCAGCTGCAGGTGCGGTGAAGGAGATTTCCTCACTTGATTTAGCAATACCATCAACAGTACCAGTGACTGTGAAAGTACCTGCCGTATCAGAGGTAAGTTTGACCGTCGCCCCACCAGCAGAGCCGGTTTGAGAACTGGCAGTGCTGAGCATGCCGCCGGTTGAATTCCAGGCAACGGATTTGCCGGAAACACCTGCGCCGTTTAGCGTGTACTTTAGGGAAATGGTGACCGCATCTGTGCTGTCAGCGGTTGCGGAGGTTTTATCCGCTGACAGCGTTACTCCCCCGCT